ACCCGTTCTAAAATTTCCTATGTCGTTTCTCATGAGTTTGGGTCTTCTACCCAAAGGATTCACCACCATGCTATATTATTTGGTTATGATTTCCCTGAACAAATTAAATACAAAAAAACAGCAAAAGGCTCTCAGTTGTTCACTTCTAAAGAATTGGATGAGCTATGGGGACATGGCTTTACCTCCATCGGAGAAGCCAATGCCCAAACTGCCTATTATATTGCCGCCTATTCGATAAAAGGTAACTCTGTCGATAAAATGCAAGAAGACGGAGAAATTATTACTTACAAAGACACTATGGACTGCTCTAAACATCCAGCTATTGGTTTAGAATATTTCGCAAAAAATGCTAAACAATTAATTGATAGCAAAACTTCATTACCTAGATATTATTCAAAAAAATTAAAAGAGATATGCGAACGCTATGACGATCCAGATTACATGAAACGTAACAAAGACATAATCAATATCATCCGTGGTTATCCACACGGTTACTGGATTAATTTGTTGATAACTCATGAAAATAATCAAGAGGAACTATATAGAGATATATATCACAGATATGCAAAAGCAAAAATTGATTTAGAAAAACCAAACACCTCACACTTTAGATCAAATGATAACAATAACGAGGCAGCTATGAGAGTTGCCGATTTAAAAAGTGATTACAATATGTATCACCGTTTCATTAAGGAGAAACAAAAATGAAATTATTTACTGTGCATGATTCAGCTTCCGACTCTTACATCAACCCTTTTGCTATGGCTACCGAACGAGATGCCATGCAAGGTCTAAAGAAAATGGTTAACGCCTCAGAGGATAATCAATATAAGCTTTATCCAGAAGACTTTAATCTCATATACTTAGGAGACTTTGACCCAAGAACTGGGCACATTAAACAAGCTGAAACCCTAAAAGTAGTGATAAATGCTGCTAAACTCAAGGAGAATGTATAATGACATTAGGATTAAAATCTAAATCGGTAATGGGACCGCAAGAGCAGTTTGCTCGTATAGCCAATGCAAGGATTCAGCGATCCACATTTGATAGGTCACATGGTCATAAAACTACAATAGACGCCGGACTTCTTTACCCTGTTTTTGTAGATGAAGCCTTACCGGGCGACACTATGAACCTAACAAGCACTGTTATTGGTCGTATGGCAACACCTCTTAAACCGATCATGGATAACGTATTCATGGATATACACTTTTTCAGTGTTCCTATGCGTTTACTGTGGTCAAATTGGGAGAAATTTAATGGCGCACAAGATAACCCTAGCGATACTACTGATTACCTTATACCTACTATTACTGCTACAGCCTCAACCGGATATGGCGAAAGCTCTATTTACGATTATTTTGGATTACCTACAAAAGTTCCTGACTATGAGCACTCAGCTCTTTTCTTAAGAGCCTATAACAAAATTTGGAATGAATGGTACCGAGATGAAAACCTTCAAGATAGCGTTACTATTAATAATGGAGATGGTCCCGACGCTGTTGGTGATTATGCTTTACTTCCACGCGGAAAACGTAAAGACTATTTCACATCAGCACTACCTTGGGCTCAAAAAGCAGATCCAGTTTCAATCCCACTTGGAATAGAGGCACCCGTAATTGGTATTGGTGCTACTAATCAGACATTCGGAGCCGGTGCTTCTGTTTATGAAACAGGAGGCTCAGGCACTACGGCTTACACAGCCACTAAAAATGTCCCTGATAATACCTCAAATAATAGATTCTATGTTGAAGAAGATCCTAATAATAGTGGTTACCCTTACATTAGAGCAGACCTAAGCAATGCAACTGCACAAACTATTAATGCTCTTAGAGAATCTTTTAAAGTACAGGAAATGTATGAGAGAGACGCACGCGGAGGGACGAGATACATTGAAATTCTTAAAAGTCATTTTAATGTCAATAGCCCTGATGCCCGTTTACAACGTCCTGAATACCTTGGCGGTGGTACTGCTTCATTAAACATAATGCCTATTGCACAAACATCGGAAAGTAACACTACTGAACAAGGGAACCTTGCTGCTGCCGGTACTTTCCAATCAAGTGGAAAAGGATTTGTAAAATCTTTTACTGAACACGAAATTGTAATCGGACTTGTATCTGTTAGAGCTGATCTCAATTACCAACAAGGTTTAAACAGAATGTGGTCAAGATCAACCAGATTTGATTTTTATTGGCCTTCATTTGCGCACCTAGGAGAACAAGCAATTTTAAATAAAGAGATTTATACTCAAGGTACATCAGATGATGATAATGTATTTGGTTATCAAGAAAGATATGCCGAAATGAGATATAAACCATCCATGGTAACTGGTCTCTTCCGATCTAATGCTACACAATCTTTAGATATTTGGCACCTTGCTCAGGATTTCTCTTCATTGCCTTCACTCAATGACACATTTATCCAAGAGCAACCACCTATTTCTAGGGTTGTTGCCACTCCTACGGAGCCTGAATTTTTAATAGATTGTTATTTCAATCTTAAACACGCCAGACCTATGCCTACCTATGGAACTCCTCTTACACTTGGAGGTCTATAATGGGGTTCCTTAAAGGTATAGGAGCTATAATTCCTGGGTTAGGAACATATCTAGCTGGAAAAGAAACCGCTGAAAGTCAAAGACAAGCGAACCAAACTAATCGTGATATAGCTAGAGAAGCTAATCAAATGCAAGAGCGCATGTCTAACGATGCATTTCAAAGGCAAATGAAAGACCTTGAAAGAGCGGGTCTAAACCCTATGTTAGCTATGAACCTCGGTGGCGCAAGTGTTCCCAGTGCAAAAACTGCTCACGTACAAGGAATACAATCCCCTTTAACAGGCGTAAGTGAAAAAATTAGTCAAACTATTATGGGGGCTGCTTCGGCAGCCTCTACTATTGGCTTACAAAAAACACAAGGTGCCCTAAACATGCAATCAGCAAAAACTGCTGCCGCTCAGGAGGCTAAAAATGTTGCAGACACTGCTAAAAGTAATGCAGAAGCTGCTGCTGCTAGAGCACGGTTACCGTCTCATAAAGCAAAAGCTGACTTCGACCAAACATTCTACAAATTCGAAAAGAAAAATCACGCAAGAGAAAGAGACATTGAAATAGATACAAAATACATCAATCGTTTCAATCGTGGATTAGATGCTGGTGGAAAAGTTTTAGATACTTTAAACCCAATTAAAAAATTTATCCCTAACTCTGCTAAAGAATTATTAAGAAAAACACCTAAAAAAATTCTCTATGGAAGATCAAAACGTATTTTTAGATACGATTAAAAGGAAAAAAAATGAGCAAAACTAAAAGAAAAAGAGTCCACCCAAAATTATCAGACGTTAAACTTGTCGATCAAAGTCAAAAAAATCTTTGTGACATTAATTGCATCATGGAGAGATACCGAAAAACTGGTATGCTTCCTCAGTTTAAACAAAAATTTCCAATGTTCATTGATAATACAGGCGTTAAGTCTGTTGAAGAAGCACATGCTTTAGTTAATGAAGCAAACTTCTTATTTGATCAAATTCCTTCAAAATTAAGAAAACTTATGGATAATAATCCTGCAAATCTTATTGATTTTGTCAATAATCCTGAAAACGAGAAAATTTGTTTAGAATACGGTCTAATAGAACCGCAGGCAGTCACGTCTGCCAAGGTCCAGCCGGAGGCTGAAAATAGCACTGTAGACACAAAGGAAACAGTAAACAGTCAGGGGGCATAATCTACACTTGATATTATATGCCCACTGACACTAATCTATGAACGAAGGAGAAATAGATGAAAAGAAAAAAAATGAATCGACGTTATTCAAGACGTTCATTTAAAAACGGTATGGGAGTACATAAGAAAAACTTAAAACGCTCTCCCTACCGTGGAGGGATTCGACTATAATGTGTTATAAGCCGATTATTGCACAGTCGCAGCCCGTAGGTCGCCCAATTCCTAGTAAGGAGGGCGATCTACTCCTCCCATGTGGTAAATGCTATGAATGTTTAGCTAAAAGAGCTTCTGATTGGGCTCTTCGCTGTCAACATGAAATATCTCTTCACAAAGAAAATACATTTATAACGCTTACCTACGATGATGATAATATACCAGACCTAGACTCACGGAAAACGAACTTTCAAAAATTCCTTAAAAGACTCCGAAAAAAAACCCGTTCTAAAATTTCCTATGTCGTTTCTCATGAGTTTGGGTCTGGTATATTATCATCATCGTAGGTAAGCGTTATAAATGTATTTTCTTTGTGAAGAGATATTTCATGTTG